CCATTATATGAGATGGAGATAGGTTTATCCATTCCGGAAGACAATCCATTAGAGAAGCTAGAAGGCTATATGGGTACAGAGAAAGCAGAGATGAAATAGGGGTTACCTATAGTGGTAATTTATACTGAGTATAGATAACGTTGGATAGTTGCCTATATGAATTATATTTCTTATATTTAGGTATATTAATAATTAAAAGGTTATACTATGAATCAAACAACAATCATCTCCTCTCACTCAACCCTTCACACTATCATCTACAATCTATTAGACTCCGGATATATCACTCCGGAAACAACCGACGATCTTATCTCGGCCGTAAACAACTCCCCTTCCCAAAATATTTACTAGGGGGGTAATTAACCATAGAGATATAAACAAAGATAAATTAAAACAAATAAAGGTTATATGAACAAAGATAAACTAATTGATATATCTATAGTGGCTGGTATAGTATCAGCATTTATATTAATAGCTTTGATGGTAGGTCCGGCTATTAAGTTCTTCTTTAGAGGATTATTAGCTATGATGAACCATCCATTAGAGGCTCTATGCTTCTTTGGCCTACTAACAATTTTATGGTCGGCTGCGGTATGGGTGAGTGAAAAGTGAGATAAGCTAGACATCACCTTGATATAACACTGACAGTAAAGTTCCCTAAAGGGTTGGTAATCTGCAGGCTGCTGCCATACGTATTCGCATAATTCCTATAACTTTCACTATATAGTAATATATATTTATATATTGTTATGAGGTATCCTCTTCCTTAACATCGTCTATATATGTGTTCGAAGGGTTAAGTACGTATAAAACCATTAGTATAGACCATAATACAGGTATAATAGCTAATATAGGCTTATATACTATGATATAATACCATATTGAAGCAGTAATTAATGCTATTAATGTATATGTCAGTGCTTTTATATTCATATTATGTATTCATTACCTCGGTATATGCTTTATCATATATGTCCTCTAGTTTCATCCTGGGATGATTTTCTCTTAGTTCTCCTACTCTTTGGAGTAAAACTGTTCTCTTTCCGTGTTCTTCGGCAGAATATAACATTTCTTCTAATCTAGACATATCTCAATTAATACTATTGTAATAATATAAGAACTTTTTGGGTAAAAAGCAAGAAAACCCGGGGAAATTTTTCGGAAACTTTTTTGTATATAGGGAATATATTCCGTATATTTATTATAAATGTAAATATGCATAAGTTAGACCCACATACTCTCTTTAGTATCTTTGAGCAAGGAGATGAAGAAGTATATAAAGAGCATGGCCAAGAGGAGGTTCTAAAGAATCCTTTTGTTCTAATGCAAATGGTAATGAGAGGTCTTGAAAACTACCAGCTTATGTGTATGATGTACTATAAGAACTACCCTAAGGAATTTGAAAAGGTAGAACATACTATTAAAAAGAAGTATTACACCAATCTTTACGGTTATTTACTACGTATAAACCTAAAATCCATTGAGACTATATTTACTATTGGGGATTCTTATGAAAAGAAACAAGTAGGTGAAGCTTTAAATACGTTACTTTCTTATTTTGAAAATATAGAGGAATATGAAAAATGTGCTCAAATAGTACCTTATATTCAAATGCTTGTATTAGAAGAGGTTAAGAATCTTATTAAATAAAGTTACTTAATTAGTTGCCTAACTAACTTTTTTTTCGTATATTTAAGTATAAATAAAAAGGTTATGGCAGATTCAAATTCAAACATTCATTCAATCAACAATCAAGAGCAATTCGAAGATACCCTTATGTGGGTTTCGGATTTATATAAAGACGTTAATGGTTTTAGACCTAGAGGTTATAACTTCCATAAATGGACTTTTCAAGAATTAGCTGATTTCGTTACTGATCTTATGGCTTTAAGTGCTGAACAGGCAGAGGAAGAGAGGGTATACGTTAATAAAGCTATAGATGATGTGGTATCAGTAGGAGCTGGTGATAAAGAAACGGCATTAAGATGGTTAGATCAAGCTGATGCTTACTTCATGTATGGAGATGATGAGTTCTATGAAGATAGTATAGAGAAGTATGGATGGGTAGCTAGTCATATGGAGAAGAATACTAATTTAAAATCTGTAGCGTAATGAGTATAGGGAGAATAACAATAGAAGAAGCTGAAGGTCTAATCAAAATCACTAACGACTTAGACAATGCTAAGTACTTTACAATAACACCATCTATAGATCCTCAGCAAGCATCCGAAGGATGGGAATCAGTAACTTACTATAGTGATAAGAAACGTACGTACCAGATACCGACTAACGTTCCTAACGCTCAATGGGTATATGTACTTTCTAATCCTTCAATGCCTGGAATGGTTAAGATAGGGTATACTAATAATGAACCTGATGTACGTGTAAAGGAAATAAATCGTGCTACGGGTATACCTACTGATTTTATAGTAGAGTTTGCTCTACCGTGTGTTAATGGATATGAGGTTGAACAATTAGTTCATGAAGAGTTAGAGGACTTACGAGTAAATAATAGAAAAGAGTTTTTTAAAATAAGTGTCGAAGATGCAGTATACCTAATTCAAGAGATAGGAGAAGATTATGAAATCAAAGAATAATTCGCGATGCAACTTGCGCGCGTTTCGCGCGGCGGCCTTCGGCTTAGTTGTTTTTATTAATTTATTATATGTTGCACCTGTTGCTGCTCAAAGTTTATATGTAGTTGAGTCTTTTTTTAAAGCGGATTTAGTAATTCATGAAGTTAAATATGCTAGCCAAGCAGATGTATTGGTGTGTAGAGTTAAGTATCCTTACAGAGCTAAGGGGAATATAGGACATTGGCACTTTACAGATAATATATTTTTAGCATCTAAATCGATTTTTTTCACTAAATATAGTTATCGAGCAGATATAAACGTGTATTATGTTAAATATCCAAGTCAGTCAAAGTGGATTACTAAAGAAAAAAAGAAATTATTTGAATATTAGTTGTTATTCTGCAAAATTTTTAATATCTTCGATATATGTTATATAAGATAATTAATAAGATATAATAAAAAATATATTTTAAATAAATATAAATAAGTAATTAATAATATAGATATAATATCTTAATAAATAATAAAGTATATGTCATTAACAGCCGAGCTTATAGCTAAAAATTACGAAAAACACTTAAAGATTATAGAAACTTACATAGGAGAGCGTAAAGATTCTATATTTAATATGTTAAAACATATGGAGGAAGTTTATATGATGGCGCCTGCAAGTGGGAAAACTTGGTACCATAATGCTTTTCCTGGTGGATATGTAGATCATGTTAATAGAGTGGTTCAATATGCTATAGAACAACATAGATTATATATTAAGATGGGAGGGATTGCTGATTATACTGAGGAACAGTTAGTGTTTTCTGCTCTTTTCCATGATTTAGGTAAGATAGGTGATGGAGATAAACCAAATTATATACCTCAGACTGATAAATGGCGTCAAGATAAGTTATCAGAAATGTATACATATAATCCAGAATTAGATTTTATGTTAATACCGGATAGATCTTTATTCATTCTACAAAAATTTCAAATACCGGTAGATCAGAAGGAGTTTTTAGGTATTAGATGTCATGATGGAGTGTTCGATAAAGCAAATGAAGCATATTTTTTTAGTAATGTAGAGTCTTCTAGACAAAAAACAGCATTAATTTCAGTTCTACACAGTGCAGACTTCTTAGCTTCAAAGGTTGAGTACGATATATGGAAAACTAACGGTGGAACCACTATTCAAAAGACTAAAAAAACAGAAACCTCAACTGGTAAACGAGTAAATGCCTCAGAAGGCTTAACAAATATGTTAAAAAACCTATAAAATCATGAATACTATTACTTTTTACATTATTTCCGGAATTTTAGTTGGAGTTTTAGTTATTTTATCGTATATTATTAGAAACCTACTAATGAAGGTAGAGAAATACGAAGATGTAACTATTAACCAAACACAGTACCTTCAAAATATCTCTGATTTAATAGGTAGATCACAAAAGCACCTTGCCAAACTAGATGAAAGAGGGGTCTTTCAATCAGACGATGAGGTCGGTTATTTTTTTGAACAAATGAAACTAGTACAAAAAGAGCTAGACCGATATATGCTCCCTGAAAATTATGGCAAGAAAGAAAAGCAAAGCTAATTACTTTACAGCAGAGACAGAAGACTTTATTAACAAGTATAACTCCTCTACCGACAACGAGTATAGGAATAAAGTATTTACCGAACATATATACCTCCCTTTTTATAAGTTAGCAGAGAATATTATTCATACTTTTAAATTCTACTATACAGATGTAGATAAAATAGAAGATTTAAAGCATGAGATAGTCTCTATGTTATTAGAAGAGAAGATTATGAAGTTTGACGCCAATAATGGTGCAAAAGCTTATTCCTATTTTGGTACTATAGTTAAAAGGTGGTTGATTAACTACAACAATAAGAATTATAAAAAGCTTAAAAAGATAGGTACGTTCGATGAAATGTACGATAGCTACGAAACTGATTTTAATGTAGACGATGAAAATGCTATTACCCTAGGTAAATTCTTAGATAATTATGTAGAGGAGATGTATACAGATCTTGATGAACTGTTTCCCAAAGATAGTGAAAGAAAGATAGCTGATGCGATTCTTACTATATTTAAAACGAGACAAGATTTAGACATATTTAAGAAAAAAGCACTCTACATATATATACGCGAAATGACAGATTGTGAAACTCCACACCTTACTAAAGTAGTAAACAGACTTAAAGAAGAGTTTTATGCACTGTATAGTGAATATAATAATATAGGACTAATTAAAACAAAGTTAGTTTAAAACTATTTATAAGAAAAAGATCTACCATGGACAGTAGTAAAGAAATATTTAAGGGTAAATCTCTTTCTGATCTATTCGGTGAAATATACGATAACTCTAAAGAAACGAAATCACAAGTAAAAGCATTAATTGGTGAATTAAAACCATTAATTGAAAATATAGGAGACGCTACTTTGATAGTACCTATGATTAAAGAGTATATGGAGATAGGTGTAAAAAATGATGAACACCTAATTAAACTAGCCACAGTAATACAACGTATTGAAGCGATTCAAGCTAAAGGGAGTGATAGTGAAATGTTTGATTTTGAATCGTTACAAGACCTTCTAGAAGAATCTCAAGAGATACAAGAAGAAGTAAAAAACGTTTCTGAAGAAGAAAACGAAGAATGAGCTTTATAGACTATAACTTTCGTACCAGATCTACACCTTCTAGTGTTAAAGACATCCAAAAGGACTTCCTAGGCCCAGCTAGAGTTATCGATATTATTATGGACGATACTCACCCTGACTATAGTAAATACGACGGTCCTAGTAGTATAGGTATGATTTTTTATAGACTAATCTCCGAAACCGGTCTCGATACGACAGAAGACGGTGAACAGGAATTTACAGGTCAAGCATACCCTATAAGTAGTTATCAAAAACTTTTACCTCTTAAAAATGAAATAGTGTTCTTAACCAAAGGACCAGACCCACTAGTAGACGAAGGATCAGGAGAAGGTAGATTTTACTATATAACACCGTACGCTATTTGGAACCACCCTCATCATAACGCTATACCTGTACGTACAGAAGATAAACCTGAGAACGTTAATATAGGTAAAGGTATAGAAGCTAATAATAAAATAGCTCCCCTTCTACCATTTCCCGGTGATATGTTACTAGAAGGCAGGCTAGGACAGTCAATAAGGTTTACAGGTAATGCAGCAGGAAAATCGCCTTTTACAGATAGTTCTAATACTAATAAACCGTTACTAATTATAAGCAATGGACAGAAAGAAACAAGTAATGGATTTGAACACATAGTAGAGGATATAAACGAAGACCCTTCTTCCATATATTTTACCTCAGATAATACTATTCAATTAAATTTAGCAAATAATAAAAGAGACTCATATAATGAACTCCCTGATAATCCATCTAACTATAAAGGATCCCAATTACTTTTTAATAGCGATAGGTTAACTTTAAATGCAAGAGAGAGCGACATTTTATTATCAAGTGCTATATCTATAGGTTTAAACTCTAACACAGTAAATATAGATGGAAATGAATACATGTGTATTGATGCAGATAAAATCTATCTAGGAGTTAAAGCTAGAACTAATCAAGGAGCTAATAAACAACCAGCTGTCTTAGGACATAGAATGGAAGCATTTATGCAAGATGTGCTAGATCAACTTATAGGATTAGCAAAATCAATGGGTAAAGCAAAAACAGTTAAAGGCGATCCTATCCCTACTATTAACCTAAGAGGTAACTCTGCTCAAATAGTATTAAATCAACTTAAAAGACAATTAAATCCAAAAGGAAATAGTAATCTTAAGTCTAAAAAATTATATATTGAATAATGCCGTGTAGTATACCTCCATCGAATCTTGCGGCGTTTATAGCCAAATATTTAGCAAAGCTAGAAGCTTACGTTATAGCTAAAGTTTACGAAGAAGTAAATAAAATAATAGAACAGCTCCTAGGACAAGTATGTCCACCTGTAGAAGAACTTAAAAGGTTAGTAGCAGTTAGAGATAACCTACTTAATATGATAAACGGGCTAGAAAAAAAAATAGAACCCGTAAAAAAATTTGCTAATGCTCTTAACCCGCCCATACAGGCAGCAAAAGCTACCGTACTGGTATTAGAACAGATGCCCCTACCTACCACCATAGGTACCCCACCAGGCCCAGCAGGTGGTGTTATATTTTCCATCACAACTGGTGCACAGAATAGATTTGCTCAATTGCTTAACTTAGCATGTCAGATAGTAGACCTGTTAGAAAAAGATGTTAAGGCAATAAAAGATTTAACTGAGATTAGTTTTGACGGTCTTGAACCAGTAAAACAAAAGCTGCAGAGTATAGATCTACAACTTTTTGAATGTATAGATAAATTACCGCAAATCCAAAAAGACGAGATACTAAGCTTAATAAAAAACTTACCGTCTAACGCAGGGATTGGATTAGGTGATACCGACGGTAAAGGCAAATATTTTTATAAAAACTATACCATAACAATTCAGGAAGATAAAAACTCACCTGGTTTTGCAAAAAGAAGGTACGCTCAAGTAGAAAATGAAAACGGAGTTGTATTAATGAGAGGACCTTCATCGTTTAGTTCATCAACTAAAGTGTTGATAGACGAAATAAAATTTAGAATTAATAATCAACTTCCATAACTTAACTATTTATTAATATGAAACTAGATCAATTACGTAAAATTATACGAGAAGAAGTAAGATCAGCCGTTAAGGAAGAGTTACAGGATATCCTTAACGAAGCGGTTAAACACGCTAGTACACCAAGTGTTCAAAAAGTAGCCGAACATAAGCAAGTAAACCCTACAGTACCAAAACCCTCTCCTACTAATCCGGTAGCGAGCATTAAAACCGGTACTAAAAGCTTAGATGAAATGCTAAGACAAACTCAAGCTAGTATGACTAATGAGGAATACAAAAACGTATTTGCAGGCACATCAGACATGGTACAGGGAATGCCAAATATGGCATCTACTATGATGAATCAAATGAGTATGAATGCAGGAAGACAGTCTGGATTAGATATTTCTAATTTAGACTTTGTAAGTAAAGCTAAAGCAGTATTAGACGCTTCTAATAAAAAACAACAATTAGTATAAAATGGCATTTGAAGCGAAGAAAATAAACCCACTAGACCTACAACCAAGAAAAGCTGTAGGAGTATCTATACCTTTTTCGGGTAAAGCTGTGTTTAATTCTACGTATCAAACTAAGGATGCTATAAAAGCTAATTTAATTAATTATATTTTAACAGGTAAAGGAGAAAGGTATTTTAACCCTACATTTGGATCCGGTTTAAGAAATTTAATCTTTGAAAATATTAATCGAGATAATCTAACTGAACTCGAATTCTTAATAAGAGACGCTTTACAGAAATATTTTCCTAAATTAGAGATTTTAAACTTAAACGTACAAGGAGCACCAGACTCTAACTTAGTAAGTTTTACTCTTAATTTCAGAGTTGTAGATACTCAAGTAGAGGACGAAATAACAATAAACTTTGAACAATAATGGCTCAAGATATTAAAATACAGTATACAGACAAGAATTTTTCTAATCTACGTAATCAATTAGTAGAACTAGCAAAAAATTACTTTCCTGATACCTATAACGATTTTTCACCAACATCACCAGGGATGATGTTTATGGAAATGTCTGCATACGTTGGGGACATTCTTTCTTTCTACCAAGATAGCCAGCTACAGGAAACTTTTTTACAGTACGCACAAGACCCAGGAAACTTATACGCAATGGCGTATATGATGGGATATAAACCTCGAGTTACTACAGCTGCTGCTGTTGATGTAGAAATAACACAAAGAGTAGCCTCAACCGGCGCCTCCTTTGTTCCTAATTTTAACCAGGCAATAACCGTAAATGAAAACGGAGTACTATCAGCAGGAGAACAGAAGTTTATATTACAAGATAGGGTTGACTTTTCTTTCTCAAGTTCTTATTCTCCTACCCTTGCCACAATATACAGTATAGATGCTAACGGTAATCCCACAGAGTACGAATTAAAAAAATCAGTAAAAGCACAATCTGGTGAGATTATTACAAAATCTTTTAATATTGATACTGCGAGTAAGTTCTTAACCTTGACTGTAGACGATTCGGATATTATAGGAGTTTTAGATATTAAAGACGGAGACGACAATACATGGTATGAAGTACCGTATTTAGGACAAGATACAGTCTTTACAGAAGCCATAAATACTGGGAATAATTCAGACTCAGTACCCTATCTACTTACATCTATTAGAACCCCTAATAGGTTCGTTACTAGGTTTAATTCTACAGGACAACTGCAAATTCAATTTGGAGCAGGTATGTCAACTTCCGACGACGATGTATTTTTACCAAACCCGACTATAGTAGGATCCGGAACTAACCAAGGGGTAAAAAGAGCAGATCATGCATACGATCCCTCTAACTTTTTATTTAGCGCAGCTTACGGTAATGCTCCTTCCAACACAACCTTGACGGTAAGGTATATTAAAGGTGGCGGTATTGCATCGAATATAGAAGCAAATACTTTAATTGGACAGGAAGCAATTTCTATATCAGCAACAGATAACACGTATGTAAGCACTGTAACATTTAACAATCCTCAACCAGCCGTAGGAGGTAAAGACGGAGATACAGTAGAAGAAATTAGACAGAACTCTTTAAGATCTTTTAACGAACAGGGTAGAATTGTAACTAAGCAGGATTACGCATTTAGAGCAATGACACTCCCCACCACATTAGGTTCTATCGCTAAAACATATGTAACAACAGACGCTGATATTCCAACTGCTGATACAAATGTATATAACCCGCTTGGAGTATGTATATACGTGTTAGCATACGATAATAATAAAAAAGTAGTAAAAGCAACACCTGAACTAAAAACTAACCTTAAAACATACATCTCAGAATTCAAACCTTTAACAGATGGATGTACCATAAAAGACGCATATATAATTAATTTTGGCGTGAAGTTTGATATTGTAACTCTACCTAGTTATAATTCAAGAGAAGTAATATTTAACTGTACCAATGCTTTAAAAGATCATTTTAATATTGATAAATGGTCTATTAATCAACCTGTAAATTTATCTTCGATTTATACTCTGTTAGATAGGGTAAAAGGAGTACAAACAGTTCAAAGTGTGAAACTAGAAACTAAAGTTGGCGGTAATTATTCTAGTTTTGATTACGACATAGAAGGGGCAACCAGGAGTAATATAGTATACCCGTCATTAGACCCAATGATATTTGAATTAAAATACCCGAACATCGATATACAGGGTAGAGTAACAACATTATAAGATGGCAATATATAAATTATTTAGTTCAAAAGACAGCTTTGTTTACACCGAAAAGCCTCTAGCTAATGTAGGTAGAGATGAACTACTAGAAGTAGGCGGCTATAAGACTTCTGGAGGAGGTCAAACAATTCGTACTTTCATACAATTTGACTCTACAGAACTAGCAAATATTTTAGATAATAAGGCTAATGGACAATCGGTTAAGACAGACTTGCATCTATATCTTAGCTATGCAAACGAATTGCCAATAGAGTTTAACCTTAACTGTTATCCCTTGGCAGAAGACTGGGATGAAGGCACGGGTAAGTTCGGAGACTCACCAGATAATAAGACAGGGTGTAGTTGGAGATACAGACTAGCCGGTACTACAGAAAGATGGAAATCAGGTAGTTTTGATGCTTATACAACAGCATCTTTCTTAGAAAGTAATAAAGGCGGAGGAACTTGGTATACAGGTTCAGCAAACGGTGACGTAGAAGTTACTCAATCGTTTAATAAAAACTCAGATCTAGACGTTAATTTAAACGTAACTCCGATAGTCCTTCAACACTATAGCGGTAGCCTTGACAACTACGGTATGGTAGTAAAACTACCGGATAATTTAGAGTTTAACACGTCTGCCTCTATAAGATTAAAGTATTACGGGAACGATACTAATACAATTTACCCACCTAGTTTAGATATTAAATGGGACGATTATACTCATTCATCTACATTGACTGAAATTACAGACCCTGAAGTTGTAATAAGTATAAAAAATAACAAAGGAAGCTATACAGACGAAGGTAAACAGAGATTTAGAATACACTCTAGACCTAAATATCCAACAAGAACATTTACAACTTCATCTGCCTATTTAACCAACTATACATTACCTACAGCTTCCTACTGGGGATTGAGAGATGAGAATACCGAAGAAATGGTATTTGATTTTGATACGACGTATACTAAAATTAGTGCTGATAATACTTCTAATTACTTTGATGTATATATGGAAGGATTACAGCCTGAAAGATATTATAGATTATTAATTAAGACTGAAATTGACGGATCTACGTCTATCGTAGACACAGACCAGGTTTTTAAGGTAGTAAGAAATGGCTAAGAAAGTAGAAATAAAAAAAACCGTATTTGATCGAAAAGGATACAGAGGAGTTATCGACAGTAAGTTTAAGTTTTTCAAAGAACTTGAACCTGTTGTTGATCCTGATACTATAGAAGAGCTTTTCAGATTATACGATAAACTCTACGCTTTAATTCCAATAGAAGGAGAAGAACAGTCTCATCAATACTTAGTAGAAAGAAGCTCAGAATTATACAAAATAGATACCCAGCTGGAAAGTATTCAACCTCTATTAGATGAAGTAGCATCTTTAAGAGGGCAGATATTGGAGAGCAACAGACGTATATTAGAGCTAGAAACTCAACTTGCAGGTGGCGGAGAACTTGATTTTGCCTCTGCTGAACAAATGGAACTATTAAGAACACAGCTTGAAACAGCTAACGCTACTATCGCAACACTCGAGCAAGCTAATACACTAGCTAATAGGGCAACCGAACAAGCAACCGCAGCCGCAACCGCAGCCGCAACAAAAGCCGCTGAAGAAGCAAAACAAGCAGCAGCAGCAGCTTCTGCAGCAGCAGCATCTGAAGCTACAACATCAACAACCCCAACTACTCCACCAGCAGTTCAAGATATTATAAACCAGTTTAATAAGAAAAGAAGCCAATTATACTACGCTATGAAAGCTTTAGAAAAACCGGGTTACATATCAATAAACGTATTTCAACGTGGCAGAGGGTCAACTGGCTACTACAGTAGGTACGGACGTCGATTCTTTCCATGGCTGTACGAAGATACAGGTGATGATCGATATAACGGCCAATATAGGTATAAACTATTAGCAGATAATACCTCAGAAGCAGGCTCTATAACTATAGAATTTGTAGTAACAGAATTAGAAAAAGGTGGATATACTGCTGAAGAAATAGTGCAAGCTATAAATTTAAAAAAGAGGTTTAATGGAAACGTTAGCGTTAGAGTTATAAAGTATAAAGATGAAGATAGAGAAGATAAAGTAGGATACAGATATACTAAATAAGTATGGCAAAGATAACATATACATTATTAGATAGAGAATTTAACTCTATACCGGAGAACGAGAACTACTCTTCGGCTGATCTTAATTTGATCGATTCTTTCGAAATAAATAAAAACTATAAACCGGAACGACATTATATAGAAAGTCATTTCTATTCATTAAATAATAAAAAAATATTTTCGGTTTATGATTACAAGCTTAATACTTCTACAGAAACATCAGCTGAGGGAGATATTACAAGCCTTTCATTAGAACCAGAAAAACTCTCAATTGAAAACGGTTTCACAGGTGTTGATCATAAAATAGTATTCCATTTTCTAAACGATCTATATACATACACCTCTGATAAACAACGTTTTTATATTAATAGTATATCTCAAGATAGAACAGAAATACTTCTTTATTCTGATAAAATAGATGTTAACAGAATTATTAACATAACAGAAGATTTAAAAGAGAAAATTTCTAATGAATCTTATTTTGAAGAATATTGGCTTAATTTAGGAGATAACGATTTATTTATCGTAACTAATATAGATGTATTTGAATTAGACGATAAATATACCGTAGCTTTAAAACTATACGAACCTTTACCGGAACGTTTTGAACTAAAATATGAAGCACAGCTAGTAGAGAAAATAAGCGACTCTTTAGTTGTAGAAGTACAAGTTGATGTAGAAGAGGAACCGGAAGTATTCCCAAAGTTGAGACAAGCAAACTTTGACGTAGAGTTAGACTTAAATACTCCTACTCCTACTCAATACTTTAATTATGACGAGCTATTTAGTTATTCTAATTTAAATTCAAATAGAGAAATATTTTCTTACATAAATGAGAATAGTGTAGATATAAACATTAACTATTCTAATTATGAAAACTTTATCAATTTTTCCTCAGCAAAAGAAAGATTAGAAAATTTTAAATATAAAGTACAACTACTTCAAACATATCAAAGCAGTAAAGATCAAATCTCTAACTCTACCAACAATTCAGGGAGTTCCGCTCACTACGACAACCTTATTAAAGGTGTAGTAGATAACTTTGATCATTACGAAAAGTTTTTATACTTTGAAAGCGGCTCCAACAGTTGGCCGAAAAGCACATCAGTTAAACCCCACGTTAACCTGCACTCAACTTCAACTGAAGCTATAAGTTGGTATGCAAATCAATTAACAAGCGCCTCTAATTATGATGTATCCAATTATGATTTATTAGCTAATGCATTACCCTCTTATATAGCAGAAGATACTAACAACAGTAGTGCAGTTCTGTTTACTCACATGATAGGGCAGCATTTTGATAACTTATGGATATATACTAAAGCAGTAACAGATAAGTACAATAACGATAATAGAGTTGATGTAGGTATATCAAAGGATTTAGTAAGAGATGCTTTAACTAGCTTAGGTACTAAGTTGTATAATTCTGCCGAAGGCACTAACGACTTATTTAGGTATATAATTTCCGATACTTATGATAGCGGTAGTATAGAAGAGATAGTTAATACTTTTATAGAAGTACCGAATATACCAACAGACCGCCAACCTATTTCCAGAAAAAACTACGAAGGCGAACTTTATAAAAGGATATACCACAACCTTCCCTTTCTATTAAAAAGTAAAGGTACAGAAAGAGGCCTACGAGCACTTATAAACTGTTTTGGTATACCTTCTGACTTTTTAACTATTAAGCAATACGGAGGTCAAATAATAGGCTCAGATAAGTTTTTAGGGTATGAAGGAGAATCTACCAGCTCTATAGGTAAAGTACGATATGAAACTAGAGCTAGCGGTTCAGTAGGTAGAGTCTTAACTCAAGATAAATCTATACAGAAAACAGAGGAAGATAAAACACAGGATATTCATAGATTAGAGGTAGGCTTTTCCCCTTCCGATAATATCAATGATTATATACTATCTCAACTACCCTCTTCATTTAATATAGACGACTATATAGGAGATCCAAGAGATTTAAATAAAAACTCCTATACAGACTTATTTAAAGAAGCCCATAGAGTATTGCACGCTAGTGTAGAGCGAACTCAACTAAATGATTTCGTTAGAATATTAAAGTTTTATGATAACGTATTATTTAAGATGATCAAAGACTTTATACCCGCAAAAGCAACTTTAGATGCAGGTATAATTATTAAACCGCACATTCTTAATAGATCAAAAGTTAAATCACCTGATTTATCTGGAACTAGACCAGAATACACCGGTAGTATAGATACAGCATTCGTCTCTGGGTCTCAAGGAGGTGTGTACGATACAACAAGTATAACAAATACAACTGCTCATACACTAACTATCCCCACTCTTTTAGGTTCTACAACTTTTGCAGTAGATAGAGAAGAACCTATGTTTAACGGCGAACTTAGCGGTAGCCATATAGAAATTACCGATGGCGAACTAAACTCAGGTAATAAATTTAAAACAGTTAATATTCCTAATCTAAAGTATGACATCATACCTGTTGACCAAAGTGTGGGTGCAGTCTACACATCTTTCAATGCCTCTACAGCAAACGAATCAACAGACGAATTAGCATGTGGAATGTCGTATACCTTACAAACATACTACCATGATGGAGAATTACAGTACCCTGAATTAGGAGATCGTGTTTTCCCAACTATAAACTCAGCAGTAGGATTAGACGGAAACGGTAGATGGTATAGAGTTCCTCAAGCAGGTATAGTAATAGCTATATCTGGTTCTGCAGACCTCGGTAAAGTCTATGCAGTTACTCCTTGTAGTAATTTCGACAGTACACCACCTTCTGGATATACAGCTGCCTGGTCTATCCCCTCTTACATAAACGCTGCTACATCAGCATCTAAAGGATTCTATATTTATGGAGCAACAGAATCTGATGCAACATATCATGCAACAGCTTCCCTAGAATCTGATCCAAGCACTAAAGTGTACGCTACCGGTACTGTAGGTATGAATAGCGGAGCACCGAATTACATTGTGACAAAAACTATAAATACCACAGCACTAGCAGACGGTGAGAATGTATTTTTAGATGTTACTTTAGCAGATGCTAACGGTAATATGGGAGCATTTGCTCCTAATGTATCTAGCTTACTAACATTAACAGCTAGTTTAAAAGATACTAATATACCTACAGGTTATACTACTAGGTTCACAACATCTAATTATAACACTAACGAAACCTCTAATACAACAGGTAATTTCTATTTTGTTTTAGAGAATATACCTCCTAACACAGTCGGTACATGGTACTTTAACCTAACCTCTACAGGTGGTGGAACTAGTTACAGTAATAGTGGAAACCTATATAATAGCTCTACAAGGATTTTTGGTATAGGTAATAATACCCACCAACTTACTGCTGGTACAGTTACACTCACATCTTACATAGTAGATAGCGCAGGTAATCAAGGACCTAACGTAACTGATCAAATACAGTTCTCTCCACAAAGTGGTAATTTATACGTGATAGGTAATACAAATACATCACAACTTACATCCGGTTATCAACAGTTCTCTATAGGGGTAAATGTTGAACCAAACTACTTAAATTGGAGCTTGATAAAATCCAGCTGGATTAGCATATCAGGAGCTAGTGGTACAGGTGATGATAGTTCAATCAATGTCTATATATC